AAAAGCCAGTGCATAGTCTTTAGCTAAACCTTCAGGACTTGTCTGCTCAATGATCTCATGTGCATATTCTTTCAGGGAATCAGCCAGCCAGTCCATCATTGAGGCTTGATCGTCTGAGAAGTTATCGAATGGGTCAAAGCCATCAAAGATCTTAAGATTGACCCTCCATGTAGCGTAATTAGTCCAACCGTTGTATTTTGTATCAGTCATCATGTTTCCTTAAAAGGTAGGCCATAGCCTGCGTTACTGCAACAGCGCAGTGCATAGCAGTCTGTCACACTGCTACACAATAAGCTGTCACTCAAGAGACAGTGACAGGTATGTAACCTTGCCTTCGTTGTTATCCCTTGCCTTAGCATATGAGACACGCCTAGAGCTACCGTAAGCCTTTAACACTGCGTTCATGTGTGAGGCTGTTGTTCGTGTGTAGAAGCCTCCCCAGTCTGTCACAAGTTGACCCTGTTCGTTACGGTAGACGATGACTGTACGGTGTAGCGTGTAGCGTTGACCGTCCGTGTGTGCATTGTGACAATGGGCTGACTTCCCGTTGACGAAGGCTTGTGCTGTTTGTTCAATAGTTGACATGATAATAACCCTTTACTTTGTGAGGACATCGAAATAAGCGAGCGCACCGCCTGCAAGCATTAAACCCAGCAGGACAGCAAAACAGACATCAATAATTTTATCTAGCATTTTATTCACCTTTTGCATAGTTACGGAGAGTTCTAATATATCCCAGCTTGTCACTGTGATTTTGTATGTTCCCTTGCCATGCCACCACAATTATGCCAGACTTGCGAACGCCTAAAAAACGCCCCTTATTGGCCTTGTCTCCGGCATATACCATTTGTCCGGCTTGCACATACTTGAGCAGATCTGCAGGGATAGCCCATATGTCAAATATAGATTGATATTTCATTTTAAACCTCCGAAGTTTCTATGTCATTGATGAGTCGTTGAAGCTTGTCCTGTTGTTGAACCAACAGTGACCAACTATATGAGACATCGCTTGTCTCTGTCAATGCCTCTTTTGTTTTCTCTAGGCAGTCTCTGAGTTCCTGTAGTGTCCATCCGCTAGGTATTGGAAGACCTTTGTAAACGTCTGTAGTCAGTGTGTGATATTGTTTCATGATATGATTTCCTTTAGTTTGTTGTGCCACAACCACGACCACCAGCTTCACCAGTTGCCCAGTCTAGCAGGTCAAATGCGTCTTTGTACTGCAGTGTCTTCTTGACTGGTGCTTCAAAGCGTTGGCCTCCACGGATGTACCGTTGTGCCTCAGCGTCCTTCTTAGTCTTCGAGATGATCGAGTATGCGTCTGCATCGTCTAGGCACTCGCAGTACCAGTATGTCAGTGTTGCCATGATGTGCTCTCCTTTAGGTTAGTAGGTCAGCTCCTTGCCTTCCTTGTCCTCTATTATCCAGAGCAACCTTACACGAAACTTACAACTGTGGGTTTGTTCATACTTTTTCTCACAGACTGTATGAGTTTTCTTCATAGTGGCTGGAAGCCTCTAGAACGGCCTCTGAGCTGTTTTCACTGTTTTGGTCACTAACCCCTTGGCAAATGTTATCCACACCACAACTCATAGTTATCCACAATTCTAGGTCTTATATAAGACTTTGCCTGTGCATAACTTATACCCCTAGCAGTATATTATCCACACCCTGTTGATAACCTGTGCATAACTTTAGTGTTGCTTTAAAGAGACACTGTATACCCCTAGGAGTATATACTGATACCCGTAGGAGTACTTCAGAGGATCCTACATAGCCCCTCACATGATCCTAAATGCGAATGATTCTCATTAACGTTTCATGCAACTTTAGAGATCATAAGTGTACATATGAACTACAGAGTTCACATTGTGACTACGCAGTCTACATTGTGACTGCTCAGTCTATAAAGTGACTGGGGGGTATGCCTTGTCTTTGGAGATTATTATTGCAGGAGCCTCTGAAGTACACAAAAAAGAGTATGTGAAGTACACAAAAAAGTAAATATAGACTTTGACAGACACCAGAGCTAACTGTATGATAAATATAAGAAAAGTATTACAAGAGAGGGTCAACCAGACACCCTAGGAAAGGGGAACGCTAATGCTGAACTACAAAGTACTACAAAGTGAACATAAGTGTGACTACAATCACATGAATAGTAAAATATATGTAAAAGAGTTAGACATAACATGGTAAGTCAAGACATAAGTGTGATACAATATTCTTCATAGGATATAATTGAGTTTACTAAGAAGCCTGACCCCACTTCTAAGTTGAGACTAAGTAGTCTGAGATGTACACCCTAGTAGGGGAACATAGTAGTTAAACACACTTAAATTAAATATTATAAGTAAATTAATATTAATTACTTATATAAGTATCTTATAATGTTAATGTCTATGAATCGTATATGTAACTTTAAAGTACTTTAAGTGCTTTATATGTCTGGTATTAATATGTCTCCCATTTAAGGATAAAGACTTTAGAATGACTAAACCAACGGGTAATAAGAGAGGTCGTACCTCAACTAAGGAACTTAAGTCCATAACTGAGAACCGTAGTGTAGGTAGACCTAAAGGTGATGCAGCCATCATCAATGAATATAAGCTTAGAATGCTTAACTCACCTAAGAGTGCTAAGGTTCTAGAAGCTATTTATGATGCAGCATTGAATGATGAACATAAGAATCAAGCAGCAGCGTGGAAGTTAATTGTTGATAGGATTGTCCCTGTCAGTGTCTTTGAGGCACAGAAGGCTGGTAACAATACACCAACAGTGTCTATCAACATTACAGGCTTAACGTCATCACCAACAATGGTGTCTACCAACGCTGAGGATGTGATAGATGTCTGAACGCAGTGCTGAACTTAACTTCCAACTGCTTAAGTGGCAGCAAAGTGTCTTTAAAGATACTACAAGGTTTAAAGTAGTTGCAGCAGGTAGGCGTTGTGGTAAGTCAAGGCTATCAGCAGTATCGTTATTGATTGAAGGTTTGAACTGCCCTGAAGGCTCAGCTGTGATGTACATAGCACCTACCTTAGGACAAGCTAGAACGATTATGTGGGACTTACTGCATGACTTGGGTAGACCAGTCATCAAAGCAAGTCACATCAATAATCTAGAGATAACCTTAATCAATGGTAGGAAGATTTTAGTAAGGGGTGCAGATAACCCAGATAGTCTCCGAGGAGTCTCACTTACATACGTAGTACTTGATGAGTGTGCCTTCGTTAAAGAAGATGTATGGCAGAAGATTATACGTGCCTCACTGTCAGACAAGAAGGGTAGAGCTTTATTCATCTCAACACCATCAGGTCGTAACTGGTTCTATGATACTTTTAATCTAGGACAAGATGAACAAGATGAAGAGTGGAAGTCATGGCACTTCACCACTCAGGACAATGAGACTATTGATCCTAAGGAGATTGAGGCTGCAAAGCGTACACTGAGTTCCTTTGCATTCAAGCAGGAGTACTTGTCTAGCTTTGATACTGCAGGTGCAGATGTCTTCAAAGAGGAATGGTTTAATACTTCTGAGGAACCTAGTTACGGTACATACATTGTAGCCATTGACTTAGCAGGTTTTGAAGAGGTTGGTAAGAATGCAGGTGCATCTAAGAAGAGACTAGATGAGACAGCCATTGCAGTGGTTAAGCTAGAGGACAACGGTGATTGGTGGGTTCATAAGATTCAGCATGGTAGGTGGGACATCAGAGAGACTGCAGTTAACATCTTAAAGGTGATTAGAGACTTCCAGCCAACATCGGTAGGTATTGAAAGAGGTGCTCTAAAGAATGCAGTACTGCCCTACCTGAATGACTTGATGAGAAAGAATAACATCTATGCGCACATACAGGATTTAACTCACGGTAACAAGAAGAAGACTGATAGGGTTGTCTGGAGCTTACAAGGTCGTATGGAACATGGAAGGGTATCCTTCAATGAGAAAGAAGACTGGAGTGAGTTTAAAGATCAACTAATCATGTTTCCCACAGCTGGTGTACATGATGACTTGGTAGATGCTTTAAGTTACATTGACCAGTTAGCTATCACAAGCTACAACACAGACTACGAAGATGATGACTACGAAGTCTTAGACGTTATATCAGGCTACTAGCCGTACAGGATACTAAAAGGAAAACAATTATTATGGCTCTAACTAATAACGATCAGTTCGATGACGAGAAGAACGGTACTCAGTTTGAACAACCTACAGAGGCTGAGAAGGAACTCACCTCATGGGTTACTCAGCACATTACTCGCTGGCGTGACCACAGAGATGCTAACTACATGGACTTGTGGCAAGAGTATGAGCGAGTCTTCCGAGGTATATGGGCTGCTGAGGACAAGACTCGTGAGTCAGAGCGTTCACGTATCATCTCACCAGCTACTCAGCAAGCCATTGAGACTCGTCATGCTGAGATCATGGAAGCTATCTTCGGTCAAGGTGAATTCTTTGACATTCAAGATGATGTTTTAGATGTAGACGGTAATCCTTTAGATGTTGAACAAATTAAGGTTCAACTACATGAAGATTTTAAGAGAGACAAGATTAAGAAAGCTATTGACCAGATTGAGTTGATGGCTGAAATATATGGTACAGGTATTGGTGAAATCATTGTTAAGACTGAGAAGCAATACGTCCCAGCTACTCAAGCTATTCCCGGCATTGCTAATGCAGCTGCCATTGGAGTTCAAGAGAAGGATCGTATTGCCGTTAAGATCAAACCAGTTAACCCTAAGAACTTCCTTATTGATCCTAATGCTGATTCCGTTGACGATGCTCTGGGCGTTGCTATCGAGAAGTATGTATCCATTCACAAGATTGTTGAAGGTATTGAGAGTG